ATTGCTCCTCTTCTTCCGAAATGTTCTACAATTCTATTTAATTTAGATAAACCAATTACTCTACCATTTTCACCTACTACATAACCAATATGAACTACTCCTCCAATTGTTTGATGATGATGTGAACACATACTAGTTAATGGGATATTTCTTTCAATTACAATTCCATCATAACCATCTGAAGGGAATGAAGTGATTTCTGACATTGGAGTATATCTACCTTTCCATAAGTCATGAACATAAGCTTTAGCTACACGTCTTGGTGTATCAGATGAGTTTGGATCATTTCTCCAATCACAACCTAATGCGTCTAAAAAATGACCATAAGCCTCAGCTGCTTTTTCAATCATATTATGTTTTTCTTCCTCATTTAAAGGAAACCCTGGTGCTACACCATTTGCAAAACCTACTTGTACAACTTCTAAATCGTTGTGGACTTTTTTTCTATTATCTTCCATTTAATTTAATTTTATTAAATATAATAAATTTTAATTTAATATCCAAATTATTTAATTGAATATTTAGTTTTTTTATCTAGTGATTCTACTTCTATAGTTTCCTCTGAGATATTAATTATCCTTAATCCATAAATTGTTAATAGGAAATGTCTAATATCTGTATAGGATAGGTGAGAATGCTTCCAAAGGTAATGAAGCACTCTCATGGTTTCAAATTCTGTTGGGTTAGTTACTGCCATTTTGTTCTATATACTTTTCAAGTCTATCTAAAAGAATTAGTACTTGATCCGGTTCCATTGTAATAGCACAGCAACTATGTACATTTTCTTTTATTTCCTTAATTAATTCTAATGCTTGTTTTTTATCCATAAATCAAACTTCTCTCTGATCGTTAAAGGCAATTATATGTGGTCTTCCTGTAAACCTGTAACCATTATCTCTTACCCAATCCATTACTTTAGGATAAGATTGTAGCAAAGCCTCTCTAGTATCTCCAGCAGGCATAAACCATACTTTATCTTGAGGTATGTCTAGTATTTTAATACAGTTTAAAATCTCCTGTAATGCTTCTTGATCCTCTCCATCCCATACTGGTTTTAGGTGGTAATCAGAATGATATACGATTGATTTAGAGATAGCATCATAATTTAATCTAAATTTATTATGCTGGTTAATCATCCTTTCATCAACAATATCTCCTTGAGGCGTAGCAATGCCAACCTTAGGGACGGAATTACTAAATTTAGGGGAAATAGAAAGTAAATTAATTGGGTAATCTGTTTCAAGAAAATGACTTCCTTCGGTCTCAATTGTAATGAAAATATTTCTTTCATGTGCAAAATGTGTTAATTCGTTCACTAATTTAGGCCACATAGTGGGACTTCCACCAGTAAGCATCATTTCTTTAATATGTGGGTTGGCATCGTACATTTTAACAATATCCTCAAAACTATATTTAGCTTTTTCAGGATGTATTGAAGTATACCAACTATCACACCACCCACCTTCACCAAACCAACATCTGTGAGTGCAACCACTAGTTCGAATTACTACTGTAGGGTATCCTGCTCTGCTCCCTTCACTTTGAACAGCAGTATAAAGTTCATTAATAGCTGATATTTTAGATTTCTCAGCTTCTGTCATTCTTGTTATTTGTCCCATCTTAATATAACATGTTGGTTTAATAATTTATTTTTATCTTTTAAAAATGCTTCTATAATATAATGTCTTTCTCGCTCAAATCCTAACTCTTCTTCACATTTTTCTAAAATATTAAATACAAGATTAGAATTTAAGTTATAAGATCTTTGGAGATATGGGTTTGAATGTTTTTGAGCTTTTAACTTAGTAAAATGATCTACTTTTCTTTCATTCAACCATCCTTTACCTATATAATATTCACCAGTATCTTGATTTAAAATTTGGTAGATTCCATATCCACCTTTTTTTAAATATAATTGAGTATAAACATTCCCATAATTATTTTTATTATATTGATTTTTACAGGATTTACAGTAGTTTTCATAACCATCTTTTTGAGAGCGATTTTTTGCGAATTTAAAATAGTTTAACTGTTGTTGACATTTGTTACAAGTTTTCATAAGTGATGCATGTTAGTTTAATATAAATATGCACCTCTTTTAATGTTTTCATAATTGATTCTTTATAAATCTAAATCTTCCCCACTTTTGTATTCCAATTCTATTTTGCTCATTGATCTTTAGCATATGATTAATCCCTTCCATAGGATAGTTAACACCAGCTTTTCTTACAACTTCGGGATGCCACGGCAGTCCAATTGATATCCGCCAATTGTAAATTTGAATATCTATACAATTAGATCCTCTAGATTTCCAAAATTTCCTAAACCACCCTTTTCGTTTTTCTAAAGTAACCCAAAATACCCAATCAACTTTTTTACTACTTTTTACAATTTCAAAGTTATTAATCTCTAACCATTTTAAAAAGCTTGATACAGTCCAATTATCATTTGAAAGTCCTTGATGTTCTCCTCCTTCTTCAAATTGGTTGATAAATCCTTGTAGATAGTTATGTTGCTTCATATTACTTCTTTTTTATTAGGATAACCCGCTCTACTTCCCTCTGACTGCACTGCAGTGTATAGTTCAATAATAGGAAGTGTTTTATTGTAATCTTCAATTCTCTTTAGAGGCATAATCTTCTTGTATTTCTTTTATTAATAATTCTAATTTATCATACTCTTCCTGAGTGTAAGGGGAGTTAAAGCATTTAAAAGTTGCTGTTGTATAATTTCCTATTGTAAGAAGCACATGATAATCTTCCTTTATACTACTATCTTGCAGTTGTTCATAGGCTTTTTCTAACATTTCAGGAGGTGTACCTACTGGCATCTGGATTACAAAGATTGGTTTCATTTTAATAAGATATAATTAAACTCTCCTATAAAAGTAGTATTAGTTGTCCAATAACTATTCATAGCTTTCATAAATTGATGAATTTTTAGGTGCTTCCCAACATTCTACTTTTACTACCTTTACTCTTCCTCCTCCAGTTTTAGATAATACATCATTAAATTTATCAAAGACTAATTTAGCAGCTGATTCTGCTCCAATTCTGTCCATGACTCTTAAATGACATAATCCTAATTCTTGTAAGTATTGGAATGTTTCTAATTGTGGATCATCCTTTTCAATTAATAGAGTATGATCCCACATATAATCCATCCAGTCTTTCAAACCGTTTCCAGTTTTCTTTAATTCTTCAACTGACTCTCCTCCTTTTGGTAGTGATTTGAATCCACCGTAATCCATAATCCAGTTCATTTCATCTAATTGATTTTCCTCTAAAGGTTCAATTGATTCAAACCATACTTTGAATTCTAATGCATAACCGTGTAATAATTGACAATGAGAGTGGTGTGCTTTCCATTGTCTAATTGCTACTGAATAGTTGTCGAATAATTTTGTTGATTGATATTTACCCATTGTTGTTAATTTTAATAATTATAAAGATAATAAAAGGTTGGGGATTATCCAACCTAATATTATTTATTTTTATTATTTTAATTATTCTCTTTCTCCTTTATGTTTATCTATTTTATCTAAAATTTGATTAACTAATTCATTATTTAAAAAACCGGCCATAGAAGCATTCTTTAAGATAGATATTAATTGAAATACAAGGAAAGGTGCGATGATTGTTTCACTTAACCATGAAGTTCCTTCAAATCCAACTTCAATAGAAAGTATTAGAGTAAGCATTATTATCCAAAAAGCAAAAGACTTTAATATTTTGATTGCTTTATATGTTTTAAATCCTTCTCTTTTAGTTCCTGCCCAAATTCCAAAAAATCCATCTACAAAAATTACTAAAGCTACTGAAAGGTATTGTTCTAAATTATTGGCTGTTAAGTTTAGGAAATAAGTTCCTATAAAGGCAAATATTGTTGTCAATGATAAAATACTTAATGTGGTTAGTTTCATTCGTCTCATACCTATTTTACAAATTCATAAAATCTTTTTGTTCTCTCTATTCTATCTTGAAGCCCGTGTATACCTCCATTTACCCTACGTGTCACAGTAGTAATAGTTTTATCATCTACTCCTCCATCACATAAAGGCCATAGATTGTTTCTATTAAAGAAGAATATAGCTGATTCAAAAGCAAACTCTGTTGCTACTAAATCAGGATTCTGCATTATTATAGGATTTTTTAAGAAATCGGAAAACAATTGATAGTTAGATCTACCTGTTAGTTGAAGAGCACCTCTACCTCTAAATCTCCATCCATCTCCAGATGCCTCATTTCCATTCCCCATTCTATCTCTATAAGCTCTATTAGCTATTCTTTCAGGCTGTCTTTGATAGTCTCTGGCTTGTTGCTGGGTGAAGTGACGAGGAAAGATTGATAATAATCCTGCTGCTGAGTAGTTAAGATTTTCTGTAAAGACTGTAAACCCTCCTGTTTCGTGAGCGGTTTGTCCTAAGAAATGAGCAGCACGAAATGGTGTTAATTTAAAGTATTCCATGACAGCTCTAGCTGTTCTTGGACCAAAATTACCATCCGGGGTAACTCCTATCTTTCTCTGTAAACTTTGTACACTCATACCTTTTATTGTTAATCCTTTTTAAATACTTTATCAACAGAGGCAAGTCCTAGAGCACCAAAAGCTAACGCTGCTGCTGCATTTATTAATTCCGAAGCAGGTTTTATAGATTCATGACTAAAAGTATTTGCAATTAATGCAACACATATACTCAAGGAAGTTATAATACCTACAAATCTTTTTGAAGAGAAGTTACCTTTCTCATCTTGGAATATTTGTGTGAAGAACTTTTTCATTTTCTATAAGATGTTTTAATTAACAATTAAACAACCATTAAGTAACAATCTTATATAAACCTGTTTTAATTCGGGGATAAATATAGAAAGCCTTGGTTTCCCACG